CCAAAATCTAGAAAGCAGAAAGGAGATCTGATGAAAAATCTAACATCAAATCTCGTATACTATCCGCCTCTGAACCAGTATAAAAGCCAATTATAGAACTGACTGATGGCACACCAACAAAGGCATACGACCGGATCATTGGGTCATCTTGATTTCGTAAAACAATATCACTGTTAACTAGAGAAGCATACGCGGTATGGAAGACCTCAAAATGGTCAGTCGGGTACGACATAACCATCAACGTAAATGCTTTTCCGAGATGTTGGGCTAATGACAATTCATTTTGTTCATAAACCATCGTTGTTGCGAGACGCTGAGCATCATATTTTGGCAACCAACGATTATCCTTGTATTTAAACGAGGCACCTAAAAAGGACAGGGTATGCAAATCAGCATTTAAACCCCCAAAGAAAAACTTAAGTTTCAATCCATATTTTGCTAGGTGGTTCCCAAGAAAAGTTTCGTCGCACATAAGGCTGAACTCTTCATCGAGAGCATACACATTATCATCTCCGTACAAATGTACTAGCTGATCATGAACTAGTGATAAAGGAGGCGCTGAACCGGTTTTAAGCAAATAAGCTTCGTACAATCCGGCAGCAAAAATAATAATATGGCCAAAGATATTATCACGAGTAGTGCAACCACTACCGCTAGCGTTCCCGTAGTCTTTTAAAATGACCCGGCCGTTCGTAAGCTTCAACATGAATTCACATGTATTCGTGACCATCCATAAGAATTCATCAATTTCTTCTTTAGGGATGTTACCTCGTTTTTCCAAAACAGAGTAAATATCTTTAAGGAGCGGAAGGAATTTATCCCAACCACTGACATCATAGCAACCACGATAAGGTTTGCTCAAAAGACGTCGGGCTAAACGTTCAAAGCCCCCCGCATATGGATTAAAACCATAAGCTGACCAATGCAGATTCATCAGCGCAAGAGAAATACGCTTCCCAAATTTCAGCTGCGAATATAAGAGTTCAAATGAAGGTATCTGAAATAACCTTATTTTATTCTCTTGAATATCAGCAATATCTTTAAACTCAACTTTCCCTGCTACGTTCCAGTAGGGTGGAGTTCCGGTACGCTCAAAAAATAACGTATCAGTAAGGGCATGTACTAATTGCTCCTTAGTTCGAAATCCGAAATAGGTATGGGGCCAACCTGGAGACTTTGTCCAGTCAATATAAGATGCTATTTCCTCAGAGGAGGCTATGCAATCACTCATAATTGGCGCATAATAATGCTCAAAATACTGTAGTGCAAACAAATAAGAAATTTCTTCCTCATAAGTATAACTAGGCTTTTGATCCCACGATGTAACTGTTTTATAATAGTTCGATTCACA